GCCGGATCGCCGTAACACACCGCTGGCAGCGCGTGGCTTTTTTCTCTCATGGCTTCCACCTGCATCCACTACATGCGTGCCATGGTGTCGTCTTCCCGCCGGCAGAGTCGCACATTTTCCTGACATGGGCATTTCCGCCCGGTTTCCAATGCGGACAGTCGCGCGTCTGGCGGAATTCGTACCACTTGCCACGGAACTCGGCGGAGAAAACGTTTCGCACGAATGCGGTGCGATTGTAGCAGCTTGGGCGCTCGATTACTTCGGGCGCCTGCGTGCGCAGGAACCACATCTTCTGAACGTCACCCAAGTCGCTTTCAATTTTTATTACCATTTTCTGGTGCTTATTCTGCGTTGGGCGTCATATCGCCCTTGACTTGCAAAGTTCGAGCGCTTGGTCAGCGGTGAATCCAGCGCTTACCAGAGCGTCATATTTGGCTTTCATCTCGGCTGCGACGACGGAAAACAACTCCAGCCGGAGCTGGAACGTGTCTTGTGATTCTTTGATGACCTGTGCCAATGCAATATGGTTAAGCTTTTGTGCTGCGGGATTCATGATTTTCCTTTCTTCGTGTCACGCCCAACCCTGCATTGTATCGGGACTGGCCGATAAGCGGCTTCGTTTCATTGTTTTCATACCAAAAGCAATCACGCGCATGGGCAGTACATTTTCCGCTGGGGCATCCTGAATCGTTTGGCGCCGTCATGTCCCGCACATGACGCGCAATTTGCTTTAGCCTTTCGTGAGCGGCCCTGTGTGGCGCGTATTCCAGCTCGATCAACGTTGCTGCATCGTCAAGTGCGGCAATAGCAACGGCTCGCCCAAACTTGACAATATCAGGCCATTCCTCTTCCGAAGGTTCGGCAGAACAGTATCGGCGGAAAATTCTCTTAATTTCAGCATCGTAAATCATTTCACTACCTCCTTTGCTTTGTGTGTGTACTCCGCTTTGATTGCCTTGATTTCCTCGATGGTGTATTTCTTGGCCTCATGATTACCTTCCAGCCATTCCACTTGATCAATTCCGATGCGCTCAATCAAGCCTCTCCGGTACTCGACAATATTACCGCTGAGGTGGTCGTTACACGGCGCGCACTGCTTATGCACGTTCGCCTCCTCGAACCTTAGTTCAGGGCATGCGCCGACGCTTCGATAGTGTCCTGCGTGCCATTGCCCCTGGTGATTCCTGCCGCATGATATGCAAGGCTTGTCGTGATCGCGCAGGCGGATGTAACGATTGAATGCGGCCTGGGCATCTCTAAGCCAATCGGCGCGACTTTTCAGCTTTAGCTTTGCCGCTCGGTGTTCCTTGCGAACCCGCTTCGCTTTGGCGGTTTCCGCCGCTATCACGGCGCAATGTAAACCGCACACGGATTGCAATGGCCTGACTGGCTGGAATGGTTCTCGGCAGACTGAGCATTTTTTCTGCCTCAAGATATTGTCTCCGTCTTTTCCGCGTCATGGCGCAAAACTTCAAGCGGGCCTTTGTCAATCATGATTACTTGGATTTACCTAGTTAAAACCTACGGCGGTAAATAATCCCTGATGTCGTTTCCCCGACAACCGTAGTCCGGTCTTTCAGCCAGTCAATTACCTCAACTTCTGTAATGTCGCCTCCAAGTGTAGAAGCGATTCCGAAGGTAGCAACAATTGCTTCTGGGGTCTCCTCTGCAAAATCACTGCAAAGAGTACTGGCATCTAGCTCCATTTCAGTGCCTGTATCTTCCTCCTGTTTTTCCAGAAAGTTAAACAAAACTTCTAGCCCTTCCCAACTGAAATGATCGCCTCGTCCAGCATCTCTGAAGGCTTGCTTGAAGCTGGGTAGTGTTACGGCTGTTTTCATGATTTTCTCCTGATTATGCTACATGTTGATTGCATCGCTTGAACCTGATGCACGTTCCATGGTGCTGTCCATCGCCACGGAAATGTCGTCCATTTCATCGGCCATCTTGCGAAGTCGTGCAGCAATATCCATTTTCTTCGGTGCGCTAACATCCGAAGTCTTGTCATCCATTACTCGTTCCTCCATTCCGGCGCCGTAAACCTCACCCCATGCTGCACACCAAAGGACACGCATAGCTCGATCATGGCGGACATCTCTTTCACAGACATTTTCGATGTCCTCACTCCGATGGATACGAATCCACCATCAATACCAGGAACGACACGCTGAGTTCTAAGCCCCGCGCTGATAACCTCTTTCCAGTCCTCCGGCGATAGCTTCTGCCCGTACCAGTTCACTTGTCGAGATAAATCTGTAAGATGCGCCCACATACGGGAATTTGCCTCAATGCTTCTGGTGCGCTTCTTCGGCGTCCAAGTCAATTCACCGGCCAAGCCATCATCCAGCGCGGCAGTTGCTGCATCCCATACCTTTCGGAATGCGGCACTCGCCAACTCTGGAGCGGTGATTACCTCGCAGGCCGGCTCGTGGATGATGGTTTCGTTTCCCACGTTAAGACCTCAATCTGTCTGCCACGCGGGTTGCGTATCCTGCAATATCCACCCAAGAATCGTCATAGTTAAAATCACCACATAAGATTCTGCTGATCTTGTGCGCATTCATTTCAAGTGCCTCTTTCATGTCTGCATCCAGCGATTCCCAATTCGGCCCGCTTCTCATTACTGCCTTGAGTGCTTGAGACAATTTTGCGTTGTCCGCGAATGCGCCATACCTTGAGCCACGAAGAGCCAGCAGCGGATCGGCGTGTTGGCCTGGTTGCAATTGATCGGACGTTTCTACCTGGTGTTGTTCGTCGGAGTTCATTTCGATCTTGTTATCCATGCTCAATAAATATCCCTGACGCTTGGCAATTTGCGGAAATTGTTGAATCCCGCTGTGATCGGGTGCTTTTTATCGCGGTTGTTTATGCCGGTACGGATTGCCTGGTAGTCATACCCAACTACCTCACAGCACCACTTGAATGACCACGGATCATCATCATCGCAATTTATCCACAATGCGGCATCCGTCCATAGATTGTGTTCTGTGCTGCGTTTCTTTGCATTACAGAATTTATCGTAATCTTCGATTGCCTGAACCAGAAGCTGGATGACAAGGTTCACATAGTTTTGTTGTTCATCGCCTGAGACTGCCATTATGCCGATCCCCCCAATGCTTGTTTTGCGAACGATATCGAGATTGCCGGGTACACGGCTGGCGATTCAAGAATATTCCTTGCCCATGCTTTCGGATCTTTCCGTTTTTGATCTAGTCCCAACTCCTTCACACGCATAGCGGCCTCTTCCTTGCTGATGGATTGTTTCCCTGTGGCGGGTAATGCCTCTCGGCTGGGAGGTATTTCAGGCAGTTCACCATCTGCCTGCAGCTCTTCAATCGCCTTCGTCCATCGGTTTTTCATCTTCGCATATGGTTCGTTCCGCACCTCGAACGATCCGACAGATTGAGTGGCCCAATACGCCAGCTTGTTTTCCCACTTCCCTGTTGAAACGCTTACTGCGGCGCCAGCAAACAAGGTTTCGTAATCAACAGGCGGCTTGCATGCCCTGATGAATTCGGGAAGGCTTGGCGGCCAATCATGCCTTTTTCTGCAAGCCTTGAGTCCTGACGCGATATCTTGCGGCGTAATGCGATCATCATCGAATGCTTCGGCCCATGATTCGCGCCAGTTCTGGATGCTTGTCGCGCTCGGGAAGTTCGCTTTCCAGCGCTGCGGATACATTCCCTCCATGCGGTTGTAGAGGTGATCCATGAGGCTGATTCCGAGTCCTGCATGGACTTCAAGCCACACGCCGCGCTTCACCGTTGATAAATCCATCATTTCCTCCGCCCGTTGATTTCCTGCCTTGGTTTACATACGCCGTTGGATCGAACTTTTCCTGTCGTGCAGGCGATGCCCTGGCGGTTTGACGTCGAACCCAATTTCTCCAAGTCGCAGGCCAATCCTGCTTCTTTCCCTTCGATCCTGCAACGGAAACCCAATAATCACGGAATTCGTCAGCAATGTCCCTGTAGTTCAAGTCTGGGCGTTTCGTTTTGCAGAATGAAATATCATCGTCGGATGGTTCCCAATCTGATGGCAAGCGCGAAGCGATTGCATAGTGTTTTTGATCTTTCTTGGTGTTAGTGACGGTTGTAGTTAGTGGTGATTCATGTCCGGCAGATTCTGCCGCTGGGTTTGGAAAAATCTGCCGCTGGGTTTTTGCAGATTCTGCCGCTGGCAGATTCTGCCGATGGAAGATTTTGCCGCTGGACACAGCCCCAATATTCAGCCTGAAAAGGTCGGTAGTGTATGATCCATTTTCTCTCTTCCTGGAAACTCTTGAGATAATCCCCAAACTCTCAAGTGTTGCCAGATGGGTGCGAATTGCGCGCTCGCATAGGCATGTTTTGATAGCCATTGCCTTCTGGCTTGGGTAAGCCTCTCCGGACTCATTAGAGTAGTTAGCAAGCGCTAACAACGTGAGTTTTGCGCCAGAGCTTGGGAGTTCTAGATTAAAGGCCCATGAAAGTGCTTCGATGCTCATTTTGCAGACTCCCATACTCTTGCCGCTCTACCTCTGCCCGTCTTTCTGACTGCATCGGTCACGCGGACAAGGTTTTGCTTCTCTGCTTCTGGCAAGCGTCGGCAAACCTGGTGTTTGTCGAGACTTGAACGTTCCGCGATCTCGTCGGCGGTCATCGGCCCCCACAAGATCAGCGCCGCGACGATATTATCGATATGGCTTTTTCCGAACTCATGCACGCGCGCGGCGGCAAGATGGCTGGTGATCGGGTCGGTATTTCTAGCGAGTCGGATCATGGCGCTTTTCTTCCTCGACGATTCCTTCTTCCGCGAAGGTATGCCCACATATTCGCAAGGTCAGGACGTAACTCTTCGCATGTCACCGCGCCATTGGTAATGCGCTCAATTTCATAGCAACGCTCGGAAGGGATAGGTCGGCTATGTTTGTCTGACTTCCATTGGTGGACAACGGGAGCGCTTATTCCGAGGGCTCTAGCCATTGCGCTTAAACCGCCCGCAATATCAATAGCCCTTTCAATCGGTAATTTTTCAGATGATTTTTCCATACATGAATTATTATGCCTGGCATATGAATTGTCAACACGGTTTAATGCATCGCATGAATATTTCCCTTGACAGTTTGTTATGCGTGGCATATAGTTCAATCCATGCCGCAACCAAAGCGGCTACAGAACAAAGCGCACTACCGGAAATTGCCAGTCTTAGAGGCAACAGCCCACGGGTAGCCAGTCTGCCAGGCGACAAAGCGCGAAAGGTTGCAAGGGTAACGGCTTTCCATATAAGTCGTGACGATGCCGGAGAGACGGGGAACAAATTGGATTGTGTGGATTCCGCCCAGCACCCCGCGAGACGGGCAGATGCGGGTAAAAAAGCACCGCAACGATGGCCGAAAGATTCGTGACAGCCCGGAGAGACGGGCGCCGACAAGCCCAAGGCCGGATAAGTGGGTTAAAACCCGGCAGCCGGTGGATTGGTTCTACTCCTCTTTCAAGGCCACCGGCAACTACGACAAAGGAGCAGAATGAAACCCGAAACAAACAAATTGCGTTCCTGCCCAAACTGCGGGAACACGATAAAGCGTAACGCTGGCGAGAGTTGGCCTAATTATGCCAAGAAGACGGCGTGCTCGATAAAATGCGCGGCGCTCATCCGCCACGCCAAGGAGCGAGACGCCGAGAACGCAGGACGCGCATTGGAAATGGCGATCAAGAAATGGAGGTTAGCATGAAAATGAATTTTAACGATTGGTTGCTCGGAGCAGTTGTGGTGGCACTGATCTGCTCGGCGCTGGAGATTGTCGCCCTGGTAGACAAATACGCATCTACCGCTGACTCTGCGGCTCGCGCAGTACACCGCGCAGATGTTGCCGAGCAGGCGCTGGTGGCCTGCCTGAACAAGCGCCCCCTCATGGGAGACGATAGGACGGTAACGTTCTGTGAACCGATTACAAGCCGTTTGTGAGGCGAATCATGGACGATTTCGCCTCACAGCAAGAAGATCATGAGCGCGACGATAGCGCGTTGGCATGGTGGGAACAGGTTGGAAAACATGGAGAATGGGATGAACAAATCGGAAAGCATCAAGGAGTTGGCTTCGGCCCTGAGCAAGGCGCAGGCCATGATAGAGGGCGCGATCAAGGACAAGACGAATCCGGCATTTCGTTCGAAATACGCCGATCTTGGTGCATGTTGGGACGCGTGCCGTGATCCGCTCACAAAGCACGGCTTGAGCGTGATGCAGTTGCCAATGATTGGCGAGGGATCGGTGCGTCTCGAAACAATACTTATGCACAGCAGCGGAGAATTCATCAGCTCAGAAATGCAAATTCCTGTATCCAAGCATGACGCCCAGGGGTACGGATCGGCGCTAACCTACGCAAGGCGCTATGCGCTGTGCGCCTTTGTGGGAATCGCGCCGGAGGACGATGACGGTAATGGAGCAAGCGCAAAGGCCCCTGCCAAACAGGCTAATCCTGAAAACGAGCGAGCCGCGCTTGTAAAGAAACTCAACGCAGCAGCTCGGCGTGGTTCTGTCTCGCTACGGGACGCATGGGAATCGCTGACTCCAGCGCAACGGCACGAAATGGCAGACATGAAAGATGATCTGAAATCCGCCGCCGCCATGCAAGATGAAGCAATTGCAACGCAGGCATAAAAAGGAGATTTAATTATGAGCATCACTCTGTACGACATAGCAGACAAATACACGCAGGCATTCTACGCGCTGGCCGATTCTGATCTCGACAACGAAACAATTAACGACACCCTAGAAGGACTCGAAGGAGAACTGGAGGAGAAGGGGAAAGCTGTTACCGCTTTCTGCCTCAACCTGGATGCAGAAATCGAGGCGATGAAATCGGCAGAAAAGCGCATTTCCGCTCGCCGCAAAGCAATGGAGAACAAGCGCGACAGGCTTAAGGAATACCTGAAACATAACATGGCGCGTTGCGGAATTAGCGAGATAAAGGCAAACGATGGATCGTTTGTTGCGAGGCTGTATATCGGGCGCGATGAGACTGTTGTGATTGACGACGAATCAGCCATCCCGATGGATTACAAGCGAGAAACAGTTATTTGCCAACCAGAAAAAGTGCTCATCAAGGAGGCGATAAAGGAAGGTTTTGCGGTGCCTGGTGTGCATATCGAGAAGAAAGACAGGCTGGAAATAAAATGAGTAACTATGTCGAGTTTCTGAAAGGCAAGACGTCAATGCACATCCAATCTGGCATTGATGTTGAACCTATACATGACGGCTTGTTTCCGCATCAACGTGCGATGGTCAAATGGGCGCTTCGCCGTGGTCGTGCAGCAATCTTTGCAGATACCGGACTAGGCAAGACGCGCATGGAGATCAGTTTCGCCGATACGTTGTATAAAACGATTGGGCGCAATGCGCTTATTCTGGCCCCATTGGCTGTTGCTGCCCAGACAGTCGAAGAAGGCGAAGCAATGGGCGTCTCCATTAACCATTGCCGTGATGATAGTGATGTGCGGGATGGCATTAACATCATCAACTATGACAGATTGCATTTGATTGACCCCGACAGGTTCGGCATCGTAATTCCTGATGAGTCCAGCATAATCAAGCATCA